GTACCTGACGAAGCGGCGCGTCAAGCCAAGCGGTACGGGCTATGTTGCCGTAGTACCAGACGTTCTCAAGGTAGTTGTACACCACGTAGCGATTTACGGTAGTGGAGTTGGACGAGCAGTAGAACCACCACACTTCGCTGAATGCGTCGTTGTTGCCGGCTGAAATCTGGTACTGCTGGTCTAGATTGATGTCTTGAAATACGTAGGTGCGCAGCGTACTGGGCAGGGTCTGCACCCGGCCGTTGAAGATGTAGAACTTGTCCACACCCATCCAGTAAGTCACGTCATTTACGGTCGTCACAGCGTTCGGGCCGGCAATCGACGTGTTGTCCGCCAAGAGCTGAAAGCTGAAGACAAAGGGTAAACCCTGATACTGCTGTGAATAGACCGCAGCGTCCGTAAACACCAGCACCTCTTGGCGGGTCTGCTGGGCACAAACAATCTCTGAGCCACGGGTCAGCCGGAAGAAGCCAGCCTGCGTTGTCTCGCCGTCGATGGGGTCCCACACGGCGTAATCGTTTTGTCCTGACCAGCGGATCAGCATGGGGTCTTGCTGGTTGGGGTCTGTGGCATCGGGGTCGTTTACACCGTAGGCCACCACAAAGCGCGACTGATCCGTCACCAGCACGTAGTTGCATACCTCTGGGCAGTACGCATCAGTTTCAAATGGAACAGGGCTGGATGGCGAGAGCACCACAGCCCGGTCAAAGATGGTGGGGTTGGCGTTGTTCTTCCAGTAGTAGATAGCTCCGCCGCGATCATTAAGAACCAAGTCCTCACCCCAGTTTGACTGGCTCCATGTGCGCAACTGCACGCCAAGCCCCACACCAACAGGAGCTGCAACACCCCACCCGGTTGTTGGGTTTGTGCCCGTAATACCACTCCAGCCGCCCGCGCCCCAGCCCACACCCACGGTGTAGATTTCAGAGCCGGTGGTGATCTGGTACTTGGCCACGGTAGATGAGCCGCCGTTACCTACGTCGCCGGCACTTGCGTTGACACTCACCACGATGGTGTAAATGGATGAACTCGTAACGGTAGCCACCTGATGTTCTCTGTTAAGCACGGCGGCCGTGATGTTGCCACCCAACGATACTGCAGCGCTGAAGGTCACGAAGTCGCCCTGCTGAACAACGGAGCCAGTGTCCGTCACCGTGATGATGTTTGACCCGGTGGTGGCAGCAAAGGTTGCTTCACCGGCAGCAGTGGTCTGGCGCAGGGGGGTGATATCGTTGAACTGACCGCCAGTGGTGTTCTGAATGTAGTATTTCAGGTTGGTGCCCACAGCCAACAGGTTAAAGCTAGACAGGTTGGCCCAGTTCCACAAGGCACGGGCTACACCCCAGTACGAACCAGTGGGTGGCGGTAGTCCAGCCTCTTGCATGCCGGAGTCCTTTTCCCAGCCGCCGATCTTCTCGGCACTGCCAGACCTGAAGCGCACCTTGTCCGACTCGAACCACGTCCCCTCGTTGGTCAAGGTCGTGTTCTCCCGGTTCACACCGGGTCGAAATTTGAGCGCTTTCAGAGTCATGGCAAATCCTTCAGATTGCTTGGATTTTACGCAACCAGACCGGGTAAGTACACCGTTTTGCCATTCTGCTTCGTGGCAGTCATCACCTGCTTCTTGTTGTCGCCGGATACAAAGCTCACATGCACCCAGCCAGAGTCTGGGATGCCGGGGGTATAAAACTCGAGAATTAATTGGCGGAACTCAAGATTGTCCTTGATCCACTCCGCGAGTTCTGCATTTGGGATGCCGGGAATTTCTATGTCTGCGGCCTGACCTTTGCAGTGATCCGACGTCTTAGAACCACCGACCTTGGCATTAACGTCTGGGTGACGAAAGCCTGAGTTGATATGGACACCCTTGGCAAAGTGGTCTCGGATGGGCTGCAACACCTTGCCGGCCAACTCAGTCAGGTTGGCGATCTCGGTCGGGCCGGGGTTGTTCTCCATGTCGTGGCGGGCAGCGGTCTCAGACTTGGTCAGCTCATGCAGGGAGAAGTTCTTGGTCAACTGGGTCATGTTTAAACTCCTTCGGGGGTTTCAGTAGTGGGCGCAGGATCGGGCTTCTTGTTGGGCTTGGCCGGGTCGGTGTTAATGGCCAATAGGGTGCCCAAGCTGCCGGTGATGAATGTGGCGATCGGGAACAGCAACTCGAAGAAGCGTGCGTCATTGGGGGCCATGCCGCCCATGGGTTGGGTGACAAACACCAGCGAGTACAGCACCGTGAAAACGATGCCCATCAGGGTGATCGTCATGCCGACGCCGATGACAAACTTCAACTTCTCGTCCAAGGTGGGTTTCATTTGGGTGGTCCTAGCAGGTCTTTGGTACAGGTTCCCGTTGCCTCACAGGCAGGGGGTTCGCATTTCGAATTGCCGAAATTCTTGGGGTCTTGGCAGTCGTACCGGAAGCGGTCGTCGCACCCAGCAAGGGCCACCAAGGCCAGTATTGTGATGATGGTTTTCATTTGTCCCTCGCAAGCCAAACTGCTGCGCCGATGATGATCCCGAGACCTCCCAACAGCACAATGATCAAAATGATCATGGCCACGTCTTTGATCCGGCCAATGAGGCGCTGACGATCGAGCACTTTCTGGCGCTTGTCCGCTTCACGCTTTTTTTTGACCCTCACTTGGAACGCCAACCAGTCGTCCCACATGCCACCGCGACCAGCGTAGATCATCATCTGTTTAAGTTCTTCCTCTTGCTGCTTGAGCTTTTCAAGCGCCATGAACTCTTCAAGATCACTACCCTTTGATCCGCCCTTTTCGTTGGCTTTTCTCTGGAGCTCCGCCTTGCTGTCAAAGTATTTGAACAGCGCATCGCCTGCGGCCATGATGTCGCCGGAGTGCTGCACCGCCTCCTTGATCACAGAAAACGCTGCGTTTGCAGCCGCAAGCTCAATTAACACTTATTACCTCACTTTAGCTATGGTTTGCCAAGCGATGAAGAGGGTTGTTGTGTCAAGGGCGTGGCCATCAGCTTTTGCCGCCAGCTCAAGATATTCGCGAGTGCACTGCTCGAATACGACACTGAGGGTGTCGGCGTAAGCGGCAAGGGAGGTGTGGGAAGAGTCGGCGAAGGTGGTACGACTGGCAGCGAGGTCGTCGCGCAGCCCGTCACGCTCAGCGCGAGCAGAACTAGCAGCGGCAGCATTGGACTTCGCTTGAGCTTGGGCTTGTGCAACTGCATTGTCTTTCTCCCTTTGCATCCGTGTTGTTTCGTCCAGTGCTTTCTGAGTCGCAAGCTGAACGGCCTGCGTGTGCTCCAGCACCATTTCGTCAATCTTCCCGTTTAACCTCCACCCGTTGGCCGTCCAGCCAGTGAGTAGCCCCACAGCCAGCGCACCTGCTGCAATGTAGGGCGTAGGGAAAATCATCGTGGGTACAGCAGCACGTCGTCAGAAGTCCCAACGATCGGGTCAATGCGGCCATGAACCAGATCGGTAATCATGTCGTTGTCGGCCAGCTTGCCAGTCAACGAGTTGTTGCTGGAGTTGATGGCGATCTCGGCATTCTTGGTGATCGAGTAGAACTGGGTGATGCTTGGCACAATCAGCGCGGCCCAAGGCAGCAAAGCCTCTGCAGTGGACTTGGGTGCGGCAATCATTTGCTGGCTCGACTTAGCGTTGTTGGCCTTCATCGCAAAATGCATCAACGCCATACCCTTGGCCTGTGCGTCACCGGATGCGGCCATCTGAGCGATAGCAGTGTCAGCGCGGAGTTCTTGCTCGGCCTGACGTGCTTCACGCGCAGCGATGGCGTTGTAATAGGCGTCTTGGTTTGTAGCGCAAGCCGTCAAGGCCAGTGCCACAGTGATGGCCAGAATCAATCGTTTCATGAGTTTCTCCTTAAGCTTTCATGATGTACGCAAGAGCGTAGTACGGGGGAAGGTTTGCGTTGGTGCCGGAAGAGCCTGCAGAGTCCGTTGTGAACCCGTGGTTGTGGTTTGCGGACACCCCGGACGTCGTGCCGCTGTACGTGTGATCGTGTGCGCCAGCGCCACCAGTGTTTGTGGTCGTCGTGGTTGCACCAGAGGTGCCAGCGTTTCCAACACCCCCCGCCACAACGGCGACATAGCTGTGGGCGTGGTTACCTACCCCACTGGTGGTGCCGCTGAACGTATGCGAGTGATCCGCGCTCTGGTTGCCGGTTGTGCCCGTGTGCGTGTGAGACACGACGATTGCATTTGCCGATCCGCCGGTTGCCGCCACTGCATACGTGCTTCCTGCGCCAACGATAAAACGGTCTCTTAGGTCAGGCGTTCCACTTGTGCCATTGCAAAGCAACCAGCCCGCAGGAATGGTAGCAATTGAGCCCGACCACATAGTGATCAAACCCGCCGGGATGGCCACAATTGAGCCTATAGCCGTCTGCACAAAAGCCGTTGTGGCGATCGTAGTGTTGTTGGTTCCCGGTGCTTGCGTATCGGCTGCTCCCGCTGTTGCCGCGTAGATAGTGTTGAAGTTCGTACCGTCTGACAGCACCGTCATTCGCTTACCCGCCGGAATCGGCACACCCGTGCCGGCCGCAGTGGTGTTACCAGCAACCGTTGAGTTGTAGATCGTGGCCGTGTAAGCGCTGGAGTTGACGATGATGTACGTCTTGGGGCTTGGTGGAGCGTAGACGTTGAAAACTGCGCTGGTCGTGGTGGTCAGCGCAATCATGGCGTTTCGCGCTTGATCCGGAGCACCGTCTGCGTAGGTAAACGCTTGGTTGGCCGTGGTGACGGACACCGCCTCGTAGCCCGAGATCGCATCTTCTACGAGTGTGCCGAGGTTGGTGTTTGTGGTCGCGCCCCACGTACCCGCTTGCTCGCCGTTGCCGATCAGCTCGATCCGCAGATTTGGTGAAAAGGTTGATGGCATCGGTTACTCCTGAATGGGTGTATTTTGCCCTGTTTGGTCGTCAGGCGGAAGGGGTGTGTTGCCCTCGGCAAGCCACGCCTGAAGCTCAGGGTAAGCAGCCGTGCAGGTCAGGCGGCATTTGCCGTCATCGTCAATACGGGCATAGATTTGTGGTTCGCCTTCAACAACGGGAAACATTTTGAAAATCATAGTTCAGCACTCCATGCGAGGTAAGCGGATGAATTTACAGAGCGCGCAATTGCCGCATTACCAGCCGTCAAGCCTGAAGCAACGGTGAAACGTACAGGTGAGGTCGTTGTCGTAGCGGTGTTCACAAATGTTGGGACTGAGGAACACACCGTGTCTGTCCCTTGAGTCCTAACACGGTAGTCGCCAGCAGTTCCAGACTGTTCTAACGCAGTAGGGGCAGTTCGCATAGATACCGGGAACGGGACAACAATGTCGGCAACCGTAGTTGTTGTGACAGACCCCATGCTAAAAGGCGAATCTGTCCCGGTTGCAATTATCTTGTAGTAGTACCGCTGACACAACGCCAACTCAGTCCCATACGGTCTGCGCTCAAACGCCGTGGCGACAGAGCCAGCTTCGAGTTGGACGCCTGTGATGTAGAAGGTGGCTCCGCTTGTGCCGACTACGCTGACTGCGCCTGTTGGCTGGACGATGTTGCCTGCCGCCCAAGCGCCAGCAGTGCCACTAAAAGTAGCTCCAGCGCCAAGACTGAAACGAACATTGATTCCTGCGGTATTGTCAGTTGCCCAAGTGCCGGTTGTGTCACCAGCAACCGTGATTGTCTTTTGTTCCCATGTGTTTGCAGCGCTGACCGTGAACGTGAATGGGTACGAACGATTGGCTGCACCGTTGTAAAAACTCCCGCCAAAAGCGCCCGTTAGAGAACTACGCACCCAGAAAGAAAGCGTCACAGTCTGTGCGTTAGCGGTTCCCCACCCAAGATCAGCTACGTTAAATCCTTCGATGCCTTGCCTAACTGCAAAAGCATCTCCAGAAACCACCGAGTACGCTGACAGCGAGGTAGCCCCTAGGTAGTTTGTAAAGCTGGCAGGGGGCGTGACAGCACCTGCGTTTCTTTGAAGTGAGTATTTTGACGCCGCAGTCAAAACAGCGCCCCACCTGTCAACCGACACCTGATCGTTTGTCGGAGTCACACTCGCCCCAGCGTTCCTCTGGTCAATGACCATGTTGCCGTTGATGATGCGGTTGCGGAAGCCCTGCAAGCTCTGTGCTGTCGGGGTCATGCCGTTAATCTGGGCGGTGTTGCCCCCAGCGGCGTTGGTGATGGTGTTGACGGCTAGGGTGCTCATGGTTGCTCCACGGGTACTGCTACCCACTGTTGGTTGTCTTCATCCCAGATGTAATTATCTCCGGGGGCCGGGACAGGCGCTTGCCAGTCAAAGTTCTCGTCCAGCGACCAGCTTGAAAACGGTTGTGGGCACACAAAGACATCACCTTCGGCGTTGTATGAGTAACCAATACTGGCGTACTGCTTGCGAATGTTGTTGTTGTAGCTGGTCTGCACCCACTCGCCGCCGAGTAGGTCCGTGCAAAACTGCTTGCCAATGGCCTCTGACTCTTGGCCGTTCGCGTCCAAGATGTCGCTGTTGTTCACCACGATGACTGTCAGCACCGTGCCTTGTTCGTTGATTTGTGCGAAGTGAGCCATTAAGCAATCCTGTATCGAATAACCACAATACCCGAGCCACCAGAGCCAGAGGTGCCAAACCTATTTTCCGTACCGCCACCACCGCCGCCAGTGTTACCAGCGCCGGATGAGGTTGCTTGACCACCATTGCCGCCGCCACCGAAACCACCAGCGCCGCCGCCAGATGTGACTGAAGCCCCGCCACCTCCGCCGCCATAGCCTTGGTTTGATCCGGTGCGAAGTGCGTTATTTTGCCCGCTACCGCCAGCGCCGCCGCCACCAAAATCTGGAACCGCAGTCCCACCTACAGCGCCCCAACCGCCGCCACCGCCACCGTTACGGTATGCGCCGCCTTCAGAGTTTCGACCTCCACCGCCGTTATTACCTTGCCCGCCAGTACCGGCACCAGCTCCGGTGACATAACTGCCGGGGTATTCACTACCAGCACCGCCGCCACCTGAGCCACCGCTGCCAGCACCCGTACCGCCGGGGACGTTGCCAAACCAAGCACCACGACCACCACCGGCTGCAGTGCCACTAACCCCACTGATAACAGACCCGGCACCAAAGTTTCCGAAGCTGTTGGATACGCCACCGCCACCGCCACCGACAGTGACAGCTTTACCCCCAGTAGACACGCTATTCGCACTGCTCACGATCACGCCGCCTGCGCCACCACCACCACCGTGCCATGTGCCGCCAGAAGCTCCACCAGCAACAACAAGAAACTCAAGTGTTGGGTACAGAACGCCTGTTGACGAAATGGTGAAGGTGCCAGAGCCTGTAAACGTGTGGGACTTGTAGGTTGCACCGCCGCTCGCGTAGGTTGTTTCAGAGCCACCAGATGCCACATAGATGCCGGACTTGCCCCGCAAGTTGTTCATTGTCACAGTGCCGGATGGCTGACCGGCCAAGGCCCTGACCTGCGCATCATTCATATTGATTGAAGCCGTGGCTGATCGTCCAAGCTCCGTGTTGACTTGGGACAGAGAGATGGGGCCTGACGCTGGTAATGGCATTACACCGTCCCGTAAGCCGTGACGTTGTCTTTGGCCACAATAGCGCCAGCGGATGTGATCTTGAACACGTTTGTCCCGCTGTACTTGAAAAGCAAATCCGTGCCAGACTGCTCAAGGGTCCAACCCGCGCCAATTGAAACCACCCCGGTAAATGCGCCCGTCGTGCCTGAAATGGGATTTCCAGATACCTGAACTGTCCCGCTTGCGTCAGGCAGGTTCAACGTCCGGTTGGTGTTGCTGTTTGGGCTGGCGATGGTAAACGTGCCGGTGCCCGAGGCGTTGCCGGATAAGGCTATTTTGCTCATGCTTGCTCCTTCGGGTACTTCGCCTTCACAGCCAAGCAAGCTGTAACGTAGGCATCAATCTGCGCTTGGTCGCCCTTGACCACGCCGTCGATATAGTCCAAAAGTGAGGGGTACTCCGCCATGCGCTTTTGTGCGTAGGTCAGCTCAACCGGCTCTGGCTCAACTTCTGGTTCTGGCTGTGGAATATCTTCAATCACCCACGCATCATTCCATTTGGCCCGTTGGCCCGCAGAGATCGTGGGCGCAGTGGTGTCGATACACCCGCCGGGGATAAGGTACACACCCGGCTCTAACGGGGATTCGTCCGCTACCGCCAAGTTTGTGAAGTATCCGGCGGCGTCTAGTTGGCAAACTTGCTTCATGTGCTACCTCAAAATTTAATACAGGCCAGCAGGGCCACGTTGAGGGGACGGGTTTCACTAGCGATTCTTGGGGTTCCGTTTGTTCCGTCACTTTCCAAAGTTGCAGCCCTAAAGGTTTCGTTGAGGTTGGCACCGCCTGAGTTTCTGTTATTTATACGATTGGAGGTGCCAGCGTTAGAAGATGTTGTGTTAAAACCGCCAGTAAAGCTGTGCCAGTGGCCTTGCAAAGCATCGGTCTGTGCCGTGCCAAACACACGACCAGAATCCACGCCTCGACCGTCGTCCCAACCACGAGCAAATTCACCGCGCAGGTCAGGTAAATCAAACGTAGTCGAGCCGTCACCAACACCAAAGGTCGTGCCGATGGCTGTGAAAAGGTCGGCGTAGGTGGTGCGAGATATCTCTGCGCCGTTGGCCTTAAGGTAGCCCGTGGGAGCGGTATTCATAGCGAAAAATGACACCTGACCAACAACGTTCCCTGCATTAATTGCTGGCGTTGTGATGCCCGTGGTTCCATCTAAAACAATACTCATCTCTTACCCCTTAAACCACAACCCAACGGCTACCGGATGGCACCGTCACACTGCTACCACCTGCGATTGTCACAGGACCGGCTGATATGGCGTTGTTGCCTGCGTTGATCGTTGAGCTTTGAGTCACCGTTGCGGCGTTCTCGATGTAGCCCATACCGCCGACCACAGCACGCTCTGCCGGGTAGGTCACGAACACGTCCTTGGAGCCAGCGGCAAAGTCCACCAGTGCGCCAGCGTTAGATGACTCAAGCACCGTGTCACGCGACAGGGTTGTGCCACTGGATGTGTAAACGCCGATGCCCACTTCCCATGCGCCGGCAGTTGTATCAACAATGGCGTAGTAGGTCGTGTTGCCGTCACCGATGACGGAGAAATCTTGGAAGCCCCCAACGGTAGCAGCCCCAAGCGTGAGCGTGCCCGTCCCGGTGGTGGTCGTTGTGACCTTGACTCGATCCTTGACAACAAAGGCCATGTGCGTTCCTTAAGGCTGTGTTTTGATAACTTGCCACTGCGTGCCGTCAGCGGTGTTGATGACTTGCCAGTTGGTCGCCTCTGCGGTATTCACATTTTGCCACGCCACCGTCTGGCTGTCATTGATTAGGTTCCACAAGAACGCAGCTTGAACGCTGTCCTCGGCGATACCCAGCTCAGTGATGAGCACCTTGAAGAGCGTGCGCACCGACACGGTGTCTTGACCCTGTGCAGCTTCTGCGACCAGAGAGGCAAAGTTAACACGGGCAGAAACCGTCTCGGAGCCGGTACTTGCCTCAACCACGTTGGCCAGCACGATGACATTACTGGCAACTTGATCTGCGCCTGTAGCCCCTTCGAAGACCATTGCCACCGTGACCTTGAGCGCGTTGAGGATGTCCTCGCCTACGGCTGACTCAGAAACCAGCGACATCAGACTGACCAGCGTGCTCGTGACATCTTGGCCAGAGGCATTCTCAAGGATCGTGACCCCGTACTCAGGGGTGCTGCTGACTTGGTCTTGGCCCGTTGCTCCGTCTTGGACGGCTGCGCCGAACGCCACGTTGCTGGAGACAGAGTCCAGACCACCGGCCAACTCGAACACAGCCGAACGAACGGAAACAAGCGCGGAGGTCTGATCTTGTCCAGCCGCCGTCTCCGTGACCAGAGAGATGAACACCACACGGGCGGAAACCTCGTCAGCGCCTGTTGCAGACTCCGACACCTGCGATGCAAATGCCGCCAGAGAAGAAACTAGATCAGCCCCGCTCGCGCTCTCGTTAACGACAGCGACGTACACGTTCCCGCTTAGCGCAGAGAACGGTGCAGTTGCAAACGGGGCTCCAGCAAACACATTACGCCGCGTCGAGGCTGAATTGGTACGTGAGGTTGATCACGTCACCAGAGACCACGGAGCGATCGCCGGGGGCTTGGAAGTCGCCAGCCGAGAACAGCGTACCAGTGGTGCCGCCCTTGGTGTTGTCCGTGGTGAGGAACGCGCCGCCAACGGTTGTGGTGCCGTTGATGCTGAACACAGCCACAGAAGCTGAGTTGCTGATCACCGATGGATCAGCCGTAGTGGGGGTGCCGAACGTGGCCGTGGGGCGGTTGGCCTCCGAGTAGGCCGTGACTTCCGTCCAACCAGCGTGGGAGGCCATGGTATCGCCGGCAGCAGGGTTGTTCGAGGCGGCAGCGCCGTACAGGCCGAAGTACCAAGCAGCGGTGTACGAAGAGCCCTTGAAGAACTTGTCGTTCATGAACTGCAGGCCCTCGTTGACCACGAGGTTGTGTTGCTTGTCTTCCCACTTGAGGTTGCCCTCGCTGTCGAAACACTGTACGGTGAACACGCCACCAGCTTTGACTCTTTCAATGCTCATTTCAAGCTCCTATC